CTATGCCTTGTGTCTCGTCCAGAAACCACTCCGTGAGGAAGGTCGCCAGGCGGATCCGAACGCGCTGCGCGATCATCTCCAGACCGCGGACATGCCTCGTAAATTCAGGAAGATCCCCGGTATCAGGGTCCAGCAGCACATCGTAGAACTGGCTCATAGAGTCCTCACTTCGCCTTGACCTTAGTCGCGGCGATCTGTCCTGGGTAGCCTCCGGGGTACGCGGCGCCGATCGCGATCGCCCATGCGAGCTGCAGCGCGGCGCCCCCGTCTCCCGGAGCAGGAACCCAGCTACTGATCACGGTGTCGATGATCGCCAGCGCAGCGCCGACAGGCGTATCCAGCGCTACGTAGTCCGCCGCTGTAGAGTCCCCCAGACGGACATCGTCCCCTCGGAGCACCGACGCGCCAGCCGCATAGGCCTCCGCAGGGAGAGGGCCGCTGAAGGGGTACGCCCCGGGGATCGCTACGCAGTCCCCCAGGCTGAAGCGCCGCACGTCTTGAGGGGTCACGTCGTCCCCGCCGACAGCTCGCCATTCGTCCGTGGACCGCTCCGAGAAGACGATCGTTACAGGGTCCCCGATCTCCAGGTCTATCGTCAAGGACCCCGAAGATCCTGCGGGCCACTGAACAGGGACGCTCGGGATGATCGGAAGGCGCTCCGCTTGGAGAGCCCCGTCTTCGTCCCGGTAGAAAGTTCGCACCGCCGGACGCACCGACGCTTTCTGGGTCTCCCGGTCGTAGGCTGTGACCACGCCCGGGAGGCTGGTATGCACCCGCGCAAGGCCGGCGTCGACCGCTCTGCGGATCACATCCGCGATGGTGGGCTTGGTGGTGCTCATACAGGCCTCCCCGCGACGGTCACATAGAAGGAGGTCTCGTAGCCACTATCGCCCACGAAGGTCACGTCCTCCGCGATGTAGTCCCCCTCGATCTCCGCGCTCTCCACGCGGAAGGGCTTACCCGGACGGAGACTCGGGCTGATCAGCCCAGTCACCTCGACCCCCTCCTTGGTCTTCTTGGGCGCCCCGATCAGGTTCTTCGTCGAGGAACTGAAGACGACCGCCGCTTCCCCGGTGTCCCCGCCCAGAGAGATCACCTGGAGAGCCCCGTCCCGGACGAACCACTCCAGACCCAGAGACCGACAGAACTCATCCAGCGCGTCTTGCGCCTTTCCGTAGAGGACCATGCCCTGCGTGAGGGTCATGCTCCCTATGCGGATCGTCCCAGAAGCCAGCCCGAGCTGTGCAGCGATCTCGTCGAAGATCTGCTGAGCGCTGGTCTGGCTGTCAAAGCTGGTATTAACCCGCGCCTGCAAGTTGCTCCCCCCGTCCTGCGCCTCGATGCGGAGGATCCGATCGGGTCCCGTCCTGGAGAGCGTGACACCCCCCTCGACGGGGTTCCCGTAGAAGACCTGCTGGGGGACGTCGTAGCCCACCAGAAGCCGCACGATGGCGCCTGGCGCTTGTGCCAGCGCAACAGAGTCCCCCGAAGGGTTGTAGAGCTCGATCACCGCATCATTGGCCGCGCTGGTCTTGCTCATCTCCACCTTGAAGCGACAGCGGAGGCCCTGGAACTGGCGCCCTTCCGCGCCCTCCGTACCGATCTGGAGCACTACCTGGCGCTGAAACAAAGCCATCAGGGCACGACAGAGACCGCGAGGGTCGTGGTTTCAGGCTCCCCCACCTCCGCCCTGGTGTAGTAGACGATCTGAACAGACTCCCCCAGGCCCTCCCGCTCATAGGGGTCTCCGCCTCGGACGAAAATGAAGCCAGGGGGGGACTCCCCAGAGGTCGGGAGGATCGACGTAAGGAGCCCCCAGCCTGGCGAAACTCTCATGCCCAGCGATAGCGCTGTGCCGTCCAGCGAATAAAGATCCGCGTACCACGCCCCGCAGCGCTCCTTCCAGGTCAACCGCAGCCGGTATTGGACATCGTCCAGAGTCACGGTCTGAAGAAACCGCGGGCGCTGAGGATAGACGGCGATCTGCTGGCCCATCGTCAGCCTCCGTAGGTCAGGGAGTAGAGCGCGGAGCTGTCCGTTTCCGCTGCAGGAGCGCCCGCGTTGGAACTCGTGGACTGCTCTCCCACGTCGGACCCCCCGTCAAACCCGCTACTGACCTGGGAGTCGCTGCTGTCCACGGTCACGGCCTCCGATGTCGCCTTCTCCACACGGATGAACTCCGCGGAGAAGACCGTCCGCTTCCGATTGTCTATGAAGCTGGTTAGCCGCCGGAGCGTGTAGCCCGGGAGGACTCCAAAGCGCGCTGTGACGACCAGGACCTCTTGACCCCAGATCTCTTCGAAGAAGTCCTTAGCGGTCTGCTCCCGGTCGACCCCACTGGTCACGCTTTCCTGAAAGGTGGACGCGGAGATGATCCCCGTCAAGGCCAGCGTCCTCGGAAGGCGCTGGACGTGATCCGTGACAGCGCTCCCGTCCTCGATCGGGTGAGAGGTCACCGCAGCGTCCTCCGCAAAGTCGATCCTTGTGGTGGAGTCGAACATCAGGATCGACCGGTCCGGAGCCATGATATAGGTACTCACGCGCCACCCCCCTCGAAGGCCGCATAGGCGGACCGGAGCTTAGCGCCCAAGATCCGCTCGGCCAAGCTCTCCGCCTCCCCGGAGGAGATCCCCGCCCCGTTGATCGTCACGTCCCCCGAGACGCTGTTGGTCGTGGAGGACCCCGCCGGCTGGGCTTGGCTGGCGCTGTTGGTCGCTACGGTCCGCGCCATCCCGAGCTGCTGTGTGATCTGGCTCGCGGCCATACCTTGCTTGACGCTGTCTGCGCCGAAGGCCAGGTAGCCCAGCCCCTGGAAGCTCATGTTCGCGATCTTCAGAAGGCCGTTGACCACGCGGAGCTTGTCCACGAGATAGCGCTCCAAGAGCCCCCCGATACTGGGGAGCTCGATGTTGAACATCCCCAGGAACTCCGCGAGTGTGTCCCTCATATCGGAGAGCACGGGAGGAATCTGCTTGACCAAGACCAAGAAGACCCGGACGTTCTCCGCGCCCGTTTTCAGGATCATAGCCAACTGGCCGAGAAGGGTATTAGCGTCCTGGTTTTTGGAGATGAACGCTCCGATCGCGCTGTTACCTCCGCGGAGGTACGTCAGGAGGTCATCCCAGATAAGGAGCGCGCCCCCCCATAGAGCTACGACCTGGAGAGCGCCCGCAACGATCGCCACGAGCACTCCTCCCGCGGTAGTGCCCAGGAAGGCGAAGGCTGCGCTCGCCGCCTGTATGGTCCCCACGATACCCTGGAGTACCTTGGAGCCCGTCCAGAGCGCCAGGAGAGCTCCCAGCGCGGTCGTAGTCATCCGGATGACTTGCGCCCAGCCCCCGAACCGATCGACGATGTCCGAGACGACCCGCGCACCTTCTCGGATTCGCACAGCCAGGGACTCCGCCCAGACCTCCACCCGCTGCTGGATCACCTGACGGTTGACCACAGCCCAGTCACGGAAGCCCGTCAAGAGGTCTGTGAAGACGGGCATGAAGGCCATCCCGATGGTGTTCCGGAACCCCGTCATCACAGCCTTCGCGTCCGTCATGCGATCGATGAACTCCTCAGAAGCGTTTGCGGCCTCCTCGCTCATGACCGCGCCATAGAGGCGCGCTTCTTGTCGGAGCTCCGCAATGCTGATCTTCGTGTCGTTCACCAGCGGCAGGAGCTGAGTACCAGACCGCCCCCACAAATCCTGAACCAGAGCCACCTGCTGATATTCGTTTTTGACCCCCTTCAGCCCTTCAGCGATCCGCATGAAGAGCTGGTCCTGCCCCATGCTCTCCACGTCCGCGATCTGAAGCCCTACCGCTTCAAGGCTCTGGGCGTACTCCTTGGACCCCTGGCGAACGTCCTCCAGAACCCTCGCCTGCTTGCGGAACCCCGCATGTACAGCAGCGCCAGACGCCCCCGCACGGTCCGCGGCGAAGGATAGCTCCTGGTATGCCTCCGCAGTGATGTTGACCTGCTTAGCGGTCTTCGCGGCGTTGTCCCCCGCCCGTGCTGTGCTAATCGTCACTCCAGCGATCGCGGCTGTAGCGACCGCCGCTACCGTCACGACCGCCCGCATGCTGGACTTGACCTTGCCCAGCCCGTCGTCGAACTTCCGCAGCGCGGCATCGTCGGCCTTCACGCCGAGTGCTACCAGAAGACTCCGGATGACGCGCCCGCCGGCCATCAGCTACTTCTTGGGGCGGGAAGCGTCCGCCTCCGCCCTTGCGATCTCGTCCAGCCGGTCAAGGGCATCCAGCGCGATGTGACCTTCGATACAGTCCCAACAACTCCAGCGCCTTCGGATCTCCACGAGCCCGTCGGGGATCCTCTCCGACGTGACCAGCCGCCAGACGAACCAGTCCACGCCCGCCCGCGCTGCGGTCTCCACAACTCTGCGGCGGGGGTTCCAGGCATCGCCCTGCTCCTCTTCCTCCCGCTCCCTCCGGTCTAGGAGGTAGCGGACAACGGGAAAAAACGGTTGTACTCGATCACCTTCCAAAGGAGACGCAAGAGCTCGAAGTAGTTGCCTCGGTAGGCCTCAGCGAAGTTCGCGGGGATGCGTAGGGGCTTCCCGTCCCGGCTGGTCTCGCTCACAAGGTCCTTCACCAACCCGACGCTCTTCGGGTCAAGCAGAAGCCCCTTGATCTCCGCTGCAGCCTTGGAGAGGTCCACGCCCTCGAAGGCCTTCTCCGCCGCGGCATCGTTCCCCGAGAGGATCGCGCCGATCGAGACCTCGCCGGAAAGCAGAGGCTCCATGAGAGGTACGATCGCACCCGCGGCATGACCCAGAAGGACGAAGCAGATCTCCAGCCCCTTCTCTGCGTCGTGCCGCAGCAAGACGTACTCGTGCGGCTGTCCGTCCGCGTCTTTCAGGGTGAGGCGTCGGACGCCGAGCTCCTGGTCTGTTGGTGCGCTGCTCATGCTGATCCTCCTT